AAGGGCGGCTCTCTGGCCCTGTACTGTACGAGAGACGGCGGGAGTATGACCCGGACGCCGGAAGCCCTCAGAGACGATTTGGCGGCGGCAGGATGGGATTCCGCGGTTATGCTGGATAGCGGCGGCTCCAGCCAGTGTTATTTCAATGGAGCGGTCATCCAGAGCAGCAGGAACGTGCATGATTTGATTCTGGTCTATCTCAAGAAAGGGGAGACAACTGTGGGAAAGAAGAAGGTGGTCCTGGACCCGGGCCATGACGCGGGAAACCTCGCCAACAAAAGCCCGGACGGAACCTATTATGAGCATGAGTTTGCCCTGGACATGGGGAAACGCATTCAGAGCATCCTGGAGCGGCATAGCGTTGCCGTCACCATGACCAGAACTGGCGGCGGGGAAGTCAGCCTTGCGCAGCGGTGTGCGATTGCAAACGCCATCAAAGACCTGGATTTGTTCGTGAGCCTGCACAGCAACGCCGCTGGAGATGGAGGCTGGTCCTCTGCCTCCGGATGGAGCGCATATGTCTACAAGACCAGCGGGAGCGGCTATGAGGCAGCAAAGGATATCCTGGAGGCCGTCAAAGACGCCGGAATTACTGTCAGGTCTACACCGATTGTGGCGGACTCGTCGCTGTATGTCTTGAAAGGCACCGTGGCTCCGGCTGTTCTAATCGAGCATGGCTTCCACACCAATCAAACAGACGCCGCAAATCTCAAGAACTCCGCATACCGGCAGAAACTGGCGGAAGCGGAAGCAAAGGGCGTCCTGAACTATCTGGGAATTGCCTGGAAGGAGGAAACTGTGGACAATCCTTCTGAAAGTGATCTGGCTGTCCAGTGGGTGCAGGACGTAGGTATCATGCAGGGAGACGCCAATGGAGACATGATGCTAAACAGTCAACCTACTCGGAGACAGATTGCGATTATGTTTTATCGTTTCGCAAAGTGGCTCGGAAAAGTTTAATCGAAAGGACGTGAAATTGTGGCAGCTGCCCGTGTCAAATTGCCTGATAGTCTGGATAGCCTGATGCGTTCTCAAATGGAGACGGCTATTCGGGAAGCCAACCTGGGAAACGATGACACGGACATTGCTAAACGCTACCTGATTGATCAAATCCCGCAGATTGAGATTGCCGCGGAGTTTGGATGGGAGCGCTCTACGATCAGCCGCAGGATTTCACGAATCCTTCTAAAAGTAGAAAACGCCGCAGAGAAATTAAAATATTTTTGAAGAAGTCCGTGGAATCTTAAGATTCCGCGGATTTTCCATAGCGAATAGAATACAATATTGCATAGTGGCGTATACTTTTTTATAAAGCCCAAATGTAAACAAATACTAGGGAAAATTTACAGTTTGATGTTGCATTTAATATTGGAGGATGATATGATTGGCACAGGAGGAAGCCAGTATAATTAAAAGGAGGAAAGGGGGCATTCAAATGGCACTGTTGGCAGCACCTATTAAAACGGCTTTTCGAATTGATGCAAAAGACGCTAAAATACTAACGCAAAAGACGGATGCTGTTCTGAACGCCTTTCGAAAGGTGAGGAAAGCAGAGGCTGAAAGCGGAGATACCGTGCGGCTGGAACAGCTAGATGCGCAAATTCGTATATTACAAGAGGAACGTGATTCTGGCAAATGATTTGTCTATCTGCGACATCAGATGACATCAGAGGGGTTTCCTTCAAATGTGGTCACAGGGAAATTGATAAGTATTTTGAAGAAAAATTGCTCACAGATAGTGACGCTGTTTCCTATTGCTTTTGGGCGGATGCCGATAAGAAAGAGCTTATAGGGATAGCGTCATTATCATGCAGCGGTATTATAGTTCATTCCCGGACAAAATTTAATATTACTCCAGCTATTGAAGTTAAGATTTTTGCTGTAGATGAGAGGTATCAACACCAGGTTTTTTTAACAGATGAATCCGGAGAACAACACTGGAGTGACTTGTGTCTATGCTATTTAATAATGGAGATATATAGAATTTCTGAATCTGTATGCGGAGCAAGCCATGTTGTTTTATATTCTGTGCCAGAAGCTGTTTCATTTTACCAGCGAAACGGCTTTAATAAGTTTATAGGAGATATGGAGATGCCATCAAATATGTTTGTTGAAGGCTGTACGCCCATGTTTCTGAATTTGTAGATTTCAAGTCAACTGTCACATAACCTACATAGCCTTATCAGAAAAGGGACGTGAGCCGTTTGTCACAACCAGACGGCTCATTATTCTTTTCACATAACTTCACACAATTCCCGCATGGATGCCACCCATGCGGGGATTTTTTATGCGACAATATAGACATGGAGGACGTGAGGAACAAGGGCTGTACACGTCGCAGTCCTCCTCACGGACTCCGTTTTTTGTTTGAAAGGACGTGTTATTTTGCTTGTGAATGGGTCTGAGCTTGTCAAGCGGCTGGTGGCCTGTGGATGGACGGCCTCTAATGCCACAGACACTTGTTTTCAGTACGCGGCAGAGGGGAAATTTTCGGAATTGGAGGCGTTCATCCGGCAGCAGGAATTGTTGTTCGATGACCGGCGTGAATATGCGGTTTGAATTTTACAACGAAAACCCAGCCGGACGCAATGTTGGAGATTGCACAGTCAGAGCGATTTCTAAAGCCCTGGGCCAAAGTTGGGACGCTACCTATTGGAATCTCTGCATTGAAGGGAACCTGCTCAAAGATATGCCGTCAAGCAACGCTGTCTGGGGAGCGTATCTGCGCAGGCAGGGCTTCGAGAGGGACATTGTCCGAGATGATATGTCCGTAGCGGATTTCGCAGCAGAGAACCCTCATGGGACCTATATTCTTGCTCTGTCCGGACATGTGGTCTGCGTTCAGGATTCTATTATATATGACACCTGGGACAGCGGGAATGAGATCGTTTTGTATTACTGGCAGAAAGGATGACGTGATATGGCCTATTATCCGCAGTATTACCCCCAGCAGCCCTATCCCTACCAGCCACCCATGATGGATAACCTTGCCCAGCTCCGGGCGGGACAATATCAGCAACCGGTTCCCCCGCAGACGCCGCAGCCCATGCCGCAGCAGAGCGGCCAGAGCATGGTGTGGGTCAGCGGACAGGCGGAGGCTATGTCCTATCTGGTGGCTCCTAATAGTGCTGTTGCTTTATGGGACAGCAATGCGCCCACTATCTATCTCAAACAAGCGGACGCATCTGGTAAGCCCAGCATCAAAATTTATGATCTGGTGGAGCGCGGAAACGCCGCGCAGACTGTCCAGGCAGCCCCGCAGACACCTCCCGTGCGCTATGCCACACAGGATGACCTGGATGCGCTTGCGGCCCGTGTAGACGCTCTGAGCGCGAAGGAAATCACTCAGGTGAAACCGACCAACAAAAAGCCTGCAAAGGAGGATGCTGAATGAATCCGTTTTTCAACGCTATGGGCGGGAATAAACAGCCCAATATGATGCAGCAATTCCAACAATTCATGAATCAGATGAAGGGCCAAGACCCCAACGCCATCATCCAGGAGATGATGCAGAGCGGGAAGATCACCCAGCAGCAGTACGACGCTGCCCGCCAGCAGGCCCAGCAGATGCAGGGCATGTTTGAGGGGATGCGGGGGATGTTTGGAAAGTAACCATTTCCAAACCAATTATTAAACCAATTCAAACCATTTAATCAAATAATCAAAATCCGTGGCCACGGTTTTGAAATAAATCTACAAAGGAGATTACATCATGAGTCTTTCTTCTGACGGCGGCACTGTTATGACAATGCCGGTTACTCCCGCTTATCAAGGCGGCGGTAATGGCGGTTTTGGCTGGGGCGGCGATTGGGCCTCCTGGATTATCCTGTTTCTGATCTTCGGCATGTTCGGCTGGGGCGGTTATGGCGGCGGCTGGGGTGGTAACTCCGGTAATGGCCTGGGCTCTCCTTCCGGTCAGGGCTGGGCCACCCGTGCGGACATTAACGAGGGCTTTGCTCTGAACAACCTCCAGTCTGGCATCAATTCCATTCAGAACGGAATCTGTGACAGTACTTACAGCCTGACCAACGCCATTAACAACGGATTCCACGGTGTGGACACCGCCATGTGCAATCTGGGCACCCAGCTCCAGCAGTGCTGCTGCGACAACGCCCGGGCCATCGACGGCGTAAACTACAATCTGGCAACCCAGACCAATGGCATTCAGACTGCCATTCAGGGTGTTCGGTACGATATGGCTACCCAGGCTTGCGACACCCGAAACACCATTCAGAACAGCACGCGGGACATTATTGACAACGCCAACGCAAACAGCAGAGCCATTCTGGACTTCCTGACTCAGGACAAGATCGCCACGCTGACCGCTGAGAACCAGTCCCTGAAATTCCAGGCTTCTCAGGCGGCTCAGAACGCGTTCATTACTGCCAACCAGGAAGCGCAGACCGCCGAGCTGATTCGCCGCATCAATCCTATGCCCGTTCCGGCCTATCAGGTTCCGAACCCTTATGCCGGTTGTGGGTGCTATAGCTCCTGCGGTTGCGGCTGCTAAAACCAAATACATCAGCTTTCCGGCATGACCGGAATGTTCGGCCCCGTGCCGATACTACAACAACGCGGCGGGGCAATGGCTCCGCCGTATTCTTTTATGAGAAAGGATTGATTTTATGGCTGAATTTACCGGAGTATTTGTTCAGCAGATCGCGGCTAATGGGAATGCAGTTTTCAGCGAAACGCCCGTTTCCGGCTCCAATTGTATCGTTCATCGGGAAGGTTCTGGCATCATCACTCTGCGGGGGATGACCAATCAGTGCCGTGCCCGTTACAAGGTGGTATTTGGCGGGAATATTGCCATCCCGACCGGCGGGGCAGTGGGTCCCATCTCTGTCGCTATCGCCGTGGAGGGCGAGGCCCTTGGAAGTGCGACCGCTATTGTCACCCCTGCAGCAGTTAATGAGTTCTTCAATGTATTTGCTGCCGCATTTATTGAGGTTCCCCGTGGCTGCTGTGTGACAGTGGCTGTCAAAAACACCTCCACAGAGACGATTGAGCTGGAAAATGCCAACGTGATCGTTGAGCGTGTATGCTGAAAGGAGAGAGCAAAATGAAAGCACTGTATGAGCTGAAAGATAAGTTTGAGATGGAGCTGGAGGAACTAGCTCGGAAGGGAGAACTGGGCGCTGGCGATTTGGAGCTGGCACATAAGCTCACCGACACCATCAAGAACATTGACAAAATCTGTGCTCTGGAGGAAGATGGCGGTTACTCTGAGGCCGGAGACTGGGAAGGGCGCGGGTCTTACAATCGCGGTTCCAGCTACGCCAATCGCGGGAAACACTACGTCCGGGGCCACTACTCCCGAGATGGTTACAGCAATCGCGGCTACAGCCGTGAAAGCGGTTACAGCCGACATGACGCAAAAGAGCAGATGATGGCCCAGTTGGAGGATATGATGGGCTCTGTGTCGAATGAGCGGGAGCGTGAGGCTATCCGCCGCTGCATGGAACAGCTGGACCGTGAGTAAGGGGGTGCCGCCATGAATGGCACCAACGAAGCGCGGGAAGGCTCTCGAGAATGGCTCCTTTTAAAAATTGCGGAATGCATGGTTGAACCAATGAGCGAACGGACAGCAGAACGTTTAAGTACTTACAGCGGAGCGTACAACGCTATCTGCCAATGGGAAAACGGAAAGCCTCCCGATTCCAATTCAGCTAAACCGTTCGCCCAGGAAGAGGCGAAAGAGTGGACCAGCGCAATGCAGAATGTAGACGGTACTACCGGCCCACACTGGACGTTGGAACAAACCAACCAGATCATGACGCAGAGGGGAATCAACTGCGACCCATATCAATGGTGGGTAGCTATGAACATGGTCTATTCCGATTACAGCAAAGTTGCTAAGAAGCTCAATGTCAGCAACATCGACTTCTATGCCGAAATTGCGAAAGCGTTTCTGGATGACCAGGATGCCGCTCCGGACAAACTCGCTCGGTACTATGAGTTTGTCGTGAAGCACTGATGATAGTCCCCGCTCTCTTATGAGGGCGGGGATTTTATTACATAATATTATCGCAACTACAGAGGGAGAAATATTAAGTAATAAAATTCATTAAAAATTTTTCAAACATTTAAGGAATATTCTATGTGCCTATCAGGGTATATTTTGATTTCTTTGACAATAATTCTCCAAAATTCTCGTTTTTCTTCGCGGTTGAGTCCGTCGTAAGATTCTTTCCAGTTTTCGGTTAACACCCTATCAATACTCTCGAAGTCTTGCTTTTGCTCAGGGAGTGCTGCTTTCTCCAAATCACTGATTTTTGCAAGCAATGCTTCACGGTCTGTCTTTAATTCTTCTAGTGTGATGATATCATTCAAATATAAATCCTTCAGTTTGTTTAACTTTGACTTTGCAGCAGAGATTTCCGCACGTGACCTTTTGTTGATTTCCGCATTTTTGAGAGCGGAAAAGTTGGCCTTGTATTCGTGAAATTTGTTGGCTACTGTCGCAAGAAGATACTCTTCAATTTTCCTTTCACCAAGATTAACGCGATTTTGGCATCCATTCTGCTTTGTATAGTGTCCGTTGCAATTGTAGAACACATACGTCTGCTTTGTGTTAATACGAGCACCCATCCTGTTGCCGCACTCCGGGCAAACCACTAATCCGGAAAACAGATAGGTACGATTATTCTTTGCCTTTCGGACAACCTTCCTCCGCATAGCTTGAATTTGTTCATGATCTTCTTTAGTGATATAGGCAGGACACATTCCGTCCATATTGTAATATTTCCCATAATATGTAGTGCTGCGCAGCATCTTATCAATAAGATGGTATCTCATTAAAACACCATATTTTTCTCTGATAAATTCGGAAGTTTTAGAAATGGAACCGGAGGCTAAATACTTCTTAAAGAAATCGTTAACAAGAGCCTCTTTGGATTCGTCTTTTTTGAATGATTTTCCTTCAATTTTATAACCAAAAGGTATATTCCCGGTAAGAGGCTCCAACCGCGCCCGCTTTCCCTCAAAAACGAATTTGATACGCTCACTGGTCCGGTCTGCTTCATCTTGGGCAACGGACAACATGATATTTACTTTCAGCCGCCCGGATGCGGTTGTCGTCTCATAATCCTCTTGTGTCGCCTGCCAAGATACACCATATTGATCTAGGATTTCCTGAACAGCATAGTAGTTCCCCACATTTCTAAACCATCGGTCCAGTTTTATAAACAATATCAGATCAATTTTTCCAACCCTGCAATCATCCAGAAGTTTTAGGAGTGCAGGGCGTTTCTTATATGGTTTTCTGGCGGAGATGCCAGCATCTTCATAGATGCCGACAATCTTCATTCCATGGGATTTTGAAAATTGGGTCAGACTATTTTTTTGGTCTTCCAGAGACAAGCCATGCCGGGCTTGTTCTTC